GTCAAAAAGAACAAGTATTCAAATGGGACAAAGACGAAATCAAAACATATTTTGAAGCGCAACTAGAAAAGTATAAAGGACTTGTAGTAACAGAAGAAAACTATAAGGAAATGGTAAGTGCTAAAAATGAAATCGTTAAGTATAGAACAACGCTTGATAAATTCTGTAAAGAGAAAAAACGAGAACTCAAAAGACCTATTGAACTGTTTGAGGAAGAAGTAAATGAAGTATTGAAAGTTGTTTACGATGCAGAAAAACCATTGGCAGAACAAATTAAATACTTTGACGAAAAAGAAGTGCAAGCAAAAACAGAAACCATCAACAAGTTTATTGAAAAGATGGTTGAAAAGTATAACGTTCGTGCAGAATATGCAGAACAACTACAACGTGATAAACGCTGGTTAAATAAAACTGCAAAGATGAAAGACATTGAAATCTCTATTGAGGGAATGATGATTGAGATTTCAAAAAGACAACAATCAGATGATGATTATAAACAAATCTTAGCAGAGAAAAAAGGAATGATTGAGTTTGTTGTAGATACTTGTAATCAACAATACGAACTAGCCACACCGATTACTTTTGATGAGTGTTGGCCTGTAGTAAAAGATATGCCACTAGATCAAGCTAGAGAATTTATCAATGCAAAATTTGCTGAACGTAATGAAATGGAAGATGCTGCACGAGCAAGCATCACAAATGAACCAGTTGAAACAATCGAAGTTGTGGAAACAAAAAATGGCTTAACAGTAACTGTATATGACTTAACAAAAGAAGATGCAAAAGATTTAACTGATTTCTTAGAAATGCGTGGTTACAAATATAAAGAGGTATAGATGGATAGTAGATATAATGCGGTAAAAACTGTACCGCAATCAGCGTTAAAGGTAATTGACTTTGGGAAGCTTAAAGGCAAGTATGATATTTCTCCTCAATGGCGATGGGAAGTATTAACCGAAACATATGGTATGTGTGGGATTGGTTGGAAGTTTGAAGTTGTTAGTACTCAACAAGTACCAGTCGAGGAAACCAAAGAAACCATGTTGTATGTATTGGTAAATCTATACATCAAAGATGGTGATGAATGGAGTGAACCAATTCCTGGATATGGTGGAGATTTCTTAATCTACAAAGATAAAAATGGTTTTCACGGCAACGATGAAGCCTTTAAGATGGCCGTTACTGATGCACTAGGTACTGCAGCAAAAATGATTGGTGTAGGTGCTGATGTATATAGAGGGTTACAAGATACAAAAATTAATGCAGCAGCAGAAAAAGAACGGAAAGAAAAAGAATTTGATCCACAAAATGCATATGGAATTGTTTTGAAGATGGCAAGTGAACATGGGGTGAGTGCAGAACAAGTGGCACAACAAGCAACTAAAATGTTTGGAATGTGTGTTATCGATAACATTACGAGAGACCAAATGTCTAAGCTTTATGACTGGGTAAAAGGTTATGAAGTGGACAACAAATAACATTGAACTGTTGCGTTCGCCACTCGGTGTAATGGTAGTCATACCAGCACCACATGACAATGACCTAGCGAAATTAGACAAAGATAAAGAATACGTGATTGAAATTAAGAAAAAATCAAAATCACGCAGTATGAATGCTAACGCTTATTGCTGGGTACTATGTCAAAAGATAGCAGAAACCATGAGTAATCATTCGTATATGTCTAAAGAAGATGTATATAGAAAAGCAATTAAAGACTGTAGTCGTTTTAGTTACGTTCCAGTACGTGAAGATGCCATAGAACGATACATTCAAATATGGCAAGCACACGGAATAGGGTGGATAGCCGAAGATGCTGGTGAATGTAAAAGTCTACAAGGCTATCATAACATCATGTGCTACCACGGCTCATCTGTTTATAGCCAACAGGAAATGGCAAGGTTAATTGATTGTTTAACCGATGAATGTAATCAGCTAGGTATTCAATTAGAACCTAGTGAATACATTCAATCACTCATAGAGGGGTGGGGAGATGAACAACAGAAAGAAAAGGGATAACAAATTATATGCGGTAACACGAAAACAAGCATATGAACGAGATAACGGCCTTTGTGTGATATGCGGAAGTATGGCAACACAATGCCATCACATAGTGTTTAGATCGCAAGGCGGATTAAGCGATTTAAAAAATCTTGCTTGCTTATGTACTGATTGCCACTATCAAGCACATGGTGTATTTGCAAAAGAGATTAGAAGAAACCTATTGAAGGAAGTAGAAAAGAGGACTGACGAATATGAACGAATTAATAATGATTAGAGCATACGTAGAAAATCGCATTGAATATTACCAACAAGACCAAGCTGATAAGACATTTAATAGCCGAATAATCAGTGAATTAGATGCAATACACGCAATGGTTGATAGTGTATTAGATGCAGAAGAAAATGAAGCTGATGAAATTGCTAGTGTGTTAGCACGAATTGTATCACTAGGCAAGCCGTTAAGTGCAGATGAGTTTATCGAAAAGCTAAACAAGGACTAGCCTATGAGCGATAACAAAAAGTATTACTATCTCAGACTGAAAGATAATTTCTTTGACAGTGATGAGTTGAAGATATTAGAAAGCATGAAAGACGGCTACTTGTACAGTAATATTCTTTTGAAACTCTACCTACGAAGCCTAAAGAATGACGGAAAGCTAGTAGTGAATGAACGTATTCCGTACAGTGCTGATATGTTAGCAAGCGTAACAGGACATCAAGTAGGCACAATTAAACAAGCATTATCTGTTTTTAAAGATTTAGGACTTATTGATGTATTGGATAATGGTGCAATTTACATGCTAGATATTCAAAACTTCATAGGTAAAGGCAGTAGCGAAGCCGACAGAAAGCGTGAATATAGACAACGAATAGAAACAGATAGGACAAATGTCCAGACAAATCTCCGACAAATCTCCGAGAAATCTCCACCAGAGATAGAGATAGAGTTAGAGAAAGATATAGAGATAGAGAAAGAGATACATAGTAGTGCAAAAAGCACTACAACAAAACGCAAGCGTTTTGAAAAACCCTCTATCTCTGACATTAAACAATACTGCATTGAAAGAAATAACAATGTAGATGCACAACATTTCTATGACCACTACGAAAGCAACGGATGGAAAGTGGGAAAAAACTCTATGAAAGATTGGAAAGCAGCGGTAAGGACTTGGGAGAAAAATAACTACAACAAACCTACAAAGAGCAACAAGCAAAACGCAATAGATGTTGTTAATAAATTGATGCGTGAATATGGGGGTGAAGATGAACAATCAACAACAGATAGTGAAAGCACTATCGATGTTACAGCTAGCATACAGTACTGATATGTCAGTTGAACGTATGAAATTGTACGTAACGATGCTTGGCAATATTAATCCTGTAACGCTGGAACAAGCGGTAGCTAACTTGATTAATAAATGTAAGTTTTTGCCAACGATTGCAGAGATACGTGAAGAATGTACAGCATTAAGTGCATATGTGAATATGCATGATGAAGTGGAAACCGCACAAACTGCATGGGAGAAAGTAATCAAAGTAGCAGGCACTTATGGTTATGACAATGGAAAGGAGCATTTAGAGGGGATAACCTTACAAGCTGCAAAACCTATATGGTCATCGTTCGACCCTAGAATGGGCCATGAATATAATGAGGCAAGTTGCAGGGCACAGTTTATTAAATGTTACGAGCAATTAATAGAACGTGAGAAACACCGCCAACGCATGGCAAATTCAATAAAGGATAATCACTTATTATTGAAAGCACGAGAAAAGGCGGAACATGAAAAATCATTGATAAGTGCAGGTCAAAAGCAAATCGAAATGACTGCTACAGGTAATTTGGTAGAAGTTGCAAGAGAACCTGTAGACGTCGTGAAAGTATTAGAAGAAAGCACCATATCGGATAGTGCGAAAGAACTTATACGAGGTGCATTAGGGGGATAACACATGGAATATATGGGGAGTATAAAAGTGGAATTTAGCATTAGCATCAATATCAATGCAGAAACAGAGGGTCAAGCATGGCACGTATTAAATCAAATTGCAGATTATTTGCAAGATAATGTAACAATCGACTGCAAGTTAAGTAGTGAAGACGATGTTAGTGTTGATGAGTGCAACGTAGAAGCAAATTATATAAGTGAGTACTAGGTATGAAGAAACACAAAATGGCAATCCTAATCGAAATACCACTCAATGTGGAAACCGAGCAGGAAGCAACAGAGCAAATGTCAATGTTGATGCAAGCGAACGCAAAAGAGTTTGAGTGCATGCATGACATGATAAGAACGTATAAAGGCAAGATTAATATTGAAAGGAAGTTAATTTAATGAATAGTGTACAAATTCTAGGCAATCTAGCACGTGATCCAGAATTACGTTTTACAAAAACAGGTAGAGCAGTAGCAACTTTCACAGTAGCTGCTACGAATACTTATATTGACTCTACAACCAACGAAACAAAAGAACAAACTGCTTTCATTAATTGCGTAGCATGGGGCAAGACTGGGGAAGCTGTTGGCAATTGCAAGAAAGGCGAGCGATTACTTGTAAATGGCCGTATTCAAACTCGGTCATACGATACGCAAGATGGGCAAAAACGATACGTTACGGAAGTAGTATCCGATTTTGTTGGCAAAAAGCTTGATGGCGGTTTTGATGATGCTAGTAATTTTGATAGTTTTGAACAACCGCAAAATGAAAATATTCCGTTCTAAGAGGTGAAAAATGAAAGAAGAAACATATCAAGATAGATTTATAAAAGAATACATTGAATTGAAATGCAGATATAAGAAATTAAACAAAATGTTAGTTAAATATGATGCAATGACTTTGGAATTTACACCAACTTGCCCTATTGAAATACTAAAAGCACAAG